AGCTGCCGACTTTCTCTACGCCATCAAGCAACGTCTGACTCACCCGATGTATGCAGATCTTCAGAGCGCTTATGCTGCTGGCGTAGGGTTTAATTCCAAGTCTGCTTCGTGGCAGGCAACCCGCGTCACCTTCGGTGATGAACTCCGTGAGTCATCTGAAAAGGACCCGAACATCGAGGCAGTCGGTATCGGTGGTCAGATCTACGGTAAGCGTGCCGATATGATTATCGTAGACGATGCTGTGACCTTAAAGAACGCCAACGAGTTTGAGAAGCAGATTCGCTGGTTGACCCAAGACGTGCGATCTCGTTTGAACCCTACGGGTAAACTTATTATTATCGGAACACGTGTGGCCTCGGTAGATCTATACCGCGAGCTACGATCTGAGGACCGCTACCCTGGTGGCCAAGTTCCTTGGAAGTATCTAGCGATGCCGGCCCTGCTTGAAGCAGATGAAGACCCCGACAAGTGGGTTACGCTATGGCCTGCCTCAGATGCTCCATTTGATGGACAGTTAGAATCTGATAAGAACGAAGATGGCCTATACCCACGCTGGTCTGGACGTAACCTTTACAACGAACGCCAAGCGATGGATGCAAGTACCTGGGCTTTGGTATATCAACAGCAGGACGTTTCTGAAAACGCCGCCTTTGATCCTGTATGTGTTAAGGGATCTATTGACGGTATGCGTAAGGCAGGTCCTTTAGTATCAGGTCACCCAGGACATCCTAGAGACTTAAACGGCTTTACTTATATTTGCGGTCTTGATCCTGCAATGATTGGTGATACTGCAGCTATCTGCTACGCCATTGACCGATCAACTAGCAAGAGGTACATAGTAGATGCTATCAAAATTAGCCGTCCGTCTCCAGCCGATATCCGTAATCTTATTTTTGATTGGACATCCCTCTACGCCCCCTCAGAGTGGATCGTCGAAAAGAACGCCTTCCAATCCTTCTTAACACAAGACGAAGGTATCCGTATGCACTTAGCATCACGCGGAGTGCAGTTCAAGGAACACCATACTGGTTCTAACAAGTGGGATGCTGGCTTCGGTGTGGCATCTATGTCTACCCTCTTTGGTACTAAGCAGTTTGATGGTAAGCACCATCGAGATAACTTAATACATCTACCAAGTGACCAGACTGAAAATGTCAAGGCTTTGATTGAGCAGTTAATTACGTGGACTCCAACAACTAAGGGTAAGACCGATATGGTGATGGCCCTGTGGTTCTGTGAGATCCGAGCACGTGAGATGCTCAACTACGGCAAGTATGCCACCCATCATATGAAAAACCCATTCCTATCTCGCCAAGAGCTAGGCAAGCGAACAGTAATCAATCTTGAAGAAGCCTTCGCTGAACAAAATAAAATGAGAGTAATTTAGGAGATAACATTGTTATCAGTCAAAGAAATTGACGCGAAGCTATCGCGGCTACGTACGCGCTCATCAGCGCGAGATCAGCGTATGCGCGATGTCCTTTCCGTGCGTCAGGGAGATATCTCAAAGGTATTCCCTTCGATGTTCTCAGAGGACTATCCTAAGCCTCTCGTTGCCAACTTTATTGACGTAGCAGCACGTGACCTAGCAGAGGCAATGGCACCACTGCCATCCTTTAACTGCTCAGCAACTAATATGGTTTCCGATACAGCACGTAAGGCTGCAGATACTCGTACCCGTATTGCCAACTTTTATGTAACCAACTCTGATCTACAACTTCAGATGTATACCGCAGCAGACTGGTATAACACATACGGCCTTGGTGTTGGTATGGTTGAAATGGATTATGACGATAACAATCCTCGTATCCGTATGCTCAACCCATTTGGTACCTACCCAGAGTTAGACCGCTATGGTCGAGTGCTATCTATCACGCAGGTTATTGTTACAGATGCAGAAACATTGGCTGCACAGTACCCAGAGTTCTACGATCAGATCCTAGGTCGCAATCAGTATCAACTATCTTCGCCTTATATCTCAATGGTCAAGTACCACGATAAAGATCAGGACGTGCTCTACCTACCAGAGCGTAAGAACCTAGTTCTATCTAGCACACCTAACGTACTAGGTAAGGCAATGGCATCTGTCATTATGCGTTCATCTCTTGACGGAGAAGCACGTGGTCAGTTTGATGATGTACTTTCAGTCCAACTTGCTCGTGCTCGATTTGCTATCTTGCAGATCCAAGCAGCAGAGAAGTCTATCCAAGCACCTATTGCTATCCCACAGGATGTGCAAGAGTTGGCACTTGGACCAGACGCGATTATGCGTTCTGCTAATCCGCAAGGTATCCGTCGTGTTCCATTAGAACTACCACCTGGAGTCTTCACTGAGTCCGGTGTCCTAGAGCGTGAACTACGTATGGGTGCTCGTTACCCAGAGTCTCGTTCAGGTAACATTGACGCATCTGTTGTTACAGGTCGTGGAGTGCAAGCTCTACAGGCAGGCTTTGATACACAGATCAAGGCAGCACAAGCACAGTTTGCTCGTATGTTTCAAGAACTTACTGCTATCTGCTTTGAAGCAGATGAGAAGATCTTCGGTGGTATTCCAAAGACAATCAAGGGTTCAGACGATGGAACACCTTATGTACTCAAGTACATCCCATCACGTGATATTAAGGGTGAGTATGGCGTAGATGTCCGTTACGGCATTATGTCTGGTATGGACCCTAACCGTGCCATCATCGCTTTGCTACAAATGCGTTCAGACAAACTCGTCTCACGCGACTATGTACGTCGTGAGATCCCTATGGATCTTAACGTTACACAGGAGGAACAACGTGTTGATATTGAAGAAATGCGTGACTCTTTGCGCGTTGCTGTTGCTCAGTACGCTCAGGCGATACCGGCACTCGCGGCGCAAGGCCAAGACCCTTCACAGATTATCGGGCGTATCGCATCTGTTATCCAAGGTCGCCAAAAGGGACAAGCCCTAGAGAACGTTATCGAAAAAGCATTTATGCCAGAACCCGCTCCAACCCCAGAGATGCCACCTATGGCACCAGGTATGGAGCAACAGATTCCAGCAGCAGGTGCGGCCCCCGCTACTGCCTCGCAGCAACCTCCACAAGAACAAGCTGGTTCGGCCCCTGCTGCTGGTCAACGTCCAGATATAGCACAACTACTCGCTGGTATCACCGGCGCAGCATAAGTGAGGGAGGTGTAAATATGAATCAAGGATCACGCGCAGCAGCGCCAATGTCAAAGCCAGTTGAAGGCAAGAAGGATACCTCAAAGCCAGCAGGTCCAGGCAAGGTAGTTCCATCAATGATGCCAGCAGGCCGTAAAGGAACATCAGTAAAAAAGGGTTAATTATTTTAACGGAAGGTGTATGGGACGATGGACAATAATAAAATACGTCGTCCTATACGCCCTTCTGATTTCTTAGTAATAGCAACAGAAACTGCATATAACTTATCGCAAGTTGTATCAGGATTATTCGAATCATTATATGAATTAAGTATTTACTATTCTAACCAAAAGACTGAAACTAATCAGGCTTGGGAACAGATGGCGCAAGACTTAGAGACTTTAGAGGAGGACCGATGACAACAGCACCAATGAATCCATTGGCTGGCCCAGCAGGTCCTGGCAAATATGCCACACGTACCGATAATCTACAAATGGGTTCCATTGCATACGGTGAAGGCGTTGAGACTGACGCTATTCTTAAAGGCGCAGAACTTTCTAAAACAGCAGATGTTAAGCCAACACCTGTAACAGGGTTGTTTGAAATGTCTGATGAAGTACGACCAATTACTGCTGGTTTAGATCGAGGCCCAGGCCCTGGATCAGAAGCCTTAATGATGAGCAAGTCAACAGTTAAACTTTCAGATTCTTTAGCAGCTTTGCTTCCGTTTGATACTACTGGTGAAGTAGCGGTTTTATACCAAGAAGCATTAGCGCAAGGTAACTAATGACTGATAATCTTAAAGCAGCAGCGCTAGCAGCCAATCTTCAAGGTGAATCAAAGAAGCAAGTTGATAATTTAGTTAAGTCTCTCTTTGTCCACAGAGAATTGTCTAACCTTCCTAAAGAGGTAGCTCAGGCAAAATTTGCACAGTATCCACCAGATCAACAAGCAGACCTAGTTAAAAAATATGGCACACAGGATAATGTTGAAAAGCCATCTCGTGGTTGGCTTGGAAGTGCAGCACACTACGCTGTTAATTACAACCCAGTAACTTTGCTATTCAAGGGTGCTATCGAAGCATCTGATCTTATGACACGCGCCTATCGCGCTGTTGCTATTCCTATCGTCAACGAAGGCCAAATTGGTTTTGCTTGGGATAAAGCAAATGATAAAGGCGATAAAGTTTTTAATGAAGGACGTATTGAAGATGCCAAAGCAAAATATGGTATTGATGCAGTAGATATCGCTATGCGTATTAAGCGTGGCGAAGATGTATCAAAGATATTTGCAACAGCAACTCCTGAACAGCAAAAATATATTATGCTTGCAGATCCACGCAATAAGACTGTTCCTGGTGTAAAAGATATAGAAAAAGAACGTGGCCTATTTAACGAAACCCTTGGGGTTGTAGATCGAGCTAAGTTCTCACCAGGTCGTCAACTTGCTAACGCTATCCTTCCTGAAGCCCTTGAAAAGAATGGGCTAGCCTATGGTCTTACATCAGGTGTAGTAGATGCTGCATATCGCCTATTTGCAGACCCACTTGTTGCTGCATCAAAAATACGTAGCCTATACGTCATAGGAAAGTACTCACTTGATGTTGTTGCCAAGGGTGAAAAGGTAGTTGACTATTTTGCCAAACCTAGCGCCACAGCATTTTGGGATCAGTATGGATCTGCCTTGGCTAGATACACTAATCTGCAAAGATCAAATAGCAAAGGAAAAGAATTAGTAGAGGCACGCGATACTCTCAAAAGACTAGCTCCTGAGTTTGGTCAAGAAGTAATCAGAGTATTCCAGAAGGCTGATATAGTAGACGCTAACACAGCAAAGGGTTTCTTACTAAACACAGAAGAAGCCGTTAACTTGATGAAAGGCGCTATTGGTCGCAAGCGCGTAATTCTTCCACGCCTAGATGCAGCACGTAAAACACGTATAGCAATCGTTACCGGTGCAGATAGATATATCAATATTGACAAATTTGCACCTAGAATTATAGATGACCTATATGGTCAACTCTCAGATACTGATGGAATCCGTAGAACGCTTACAGAAGATAGCGCTATTATTGGCGAAAAGATTAAGCAATCTAAGGATCTAAAAGAATTTGTTCGCTTGCCGTCTAGAGCAATCGGAGTTCGCCTAGATAAGTTTAAGGCAAAGTTTAATATTGCCCCTATGTTCAAAGATGATGTATTCGATGTAACCGCATCCGATGCTTCAACACAGGTATACCGCTTGGCACGTCTTGTGATGACCAAGAACGATTCCAAAATGATCGCAGAGACTTTTGAAGCAGCAACCGATATCGGTCAGCGCAAGGAAATGGTTAAAGGCATCTGGGGAACTATCGCAGAAGCACGCGGTCTAAACCTTACAGAAGCTGGTCAGAAGATCGTTAACCAGACTGTCACTAAAGGTGATGCTAAATTTTCTGTAGCAAACTTTGCTGATGACTTTCAGGATCTAGGCGTATACCCATCTGACTACAATCCTTTTATGACTACGCCTAGCCTTGTAGATATTGACAGAGCAGCAGCACGTAGTGGTCTTATTAATCAAATGTTTGGTCAGGCTAATAAGAGCTGGGTTGACAATATGACCGGATATTGGTCATTCTTAACACTCGCTGGTCCACGCTATGCTCTCCGTAACGCATCTGAGGATCTGATGGTTCATCTTGCTATTGGTGGATCTCCTTGGGGTCTTGCTAAGAATCGTTACCTTTCCACTCGCCTTAATACAGCAATGGAAGGTGCAAGAAAAACTAAAACTTGGAATGATAACCCACTAGGTGGACTTCTTCGAATCCTGAACAAGAAGGAAGCGGCTAAGTACGAATCTCAAATTACAGCCGTTGACGATGTAATCATTAAAGCACGCGATGAGATTAAACTTAAAAGAGAAGCAATGAAGGTTACAACAGATCCTGCTGCTAAAGCAGCCATTGCTGCAGAGATTGAAACACTTAAAGCATCTGTAGTTGGTGGATCAGTAGGTCAAGTCCGTCGCATTATGGCTACATCTCTTACATCAGGTCGAGTTAATCGCCTGCGTGAAAGAATGGGTATGAAGCCTATGTTTGAGGATGAGGCTGAGATCCTTGCAGAGCACCTTATCTATGGAAACCTAGATAACTCTTTATCTCTGGTATCTGAAGGCGCAAGCAACTTTGCTACTGGTGGAGATTTCATAACACGATCTACTATTTTTACTCGTACTCACGGAGTTCGTAGTGAGGCTCTTGTAATTAATGAGCCAAAGGCTGCAAAGTATGGAATCGCAAAAGATGGTCGTAAATACGAAGCACGTTCGCTAGGAACTCAAGACGAAGCAGCACTGCTTACTTGGCTTATGCGTATTAACTACATTGCAAATGATAAACTTGGCGCAGTTGCCGTAGCAAACCTTGATAATAAAGAACTTGCTATTGCAAAGATTATGCAATGGATGCAAGATAATCCAGGATTCCGCAAAGAAGCCCAACTTGCGGCAAAAGGTCAAGATGAAAGACAACACGCCGAACTTGCCTATAAAAGAGCCAAAGAAGTATTTGAAAAGCGCGGAACTACACCAGGTGGCGAGAAGGAAATTAACTTAGATCTTCTCAATAAGATCCGTACTCAGAACGACCAAGGAGATAACATCATCTCTGGTCAGTTATCACTAGATGATGTGTCTAGATTAGACGATGCAGATATTCCATCTTATGTTCTTGGGCCACAGTTAGTTCCTTTATCAGAATCAGGCAATATAACCGCCTCATTGGTATCAAAGGGATGGACTTGGCTAGGTCTTGCCAACGCACGTATGTCTCGTCAGCCTATGGTCTTTAATGAAATCATTTCTATCCGTAAGCAGATGAAGAAGTCTGGTTTTGAGGAAGCATATATTAATTCTGTTGTCAGCAAAGTTGACCAAACAAGTCCAAAGAAGATTGCTGCAGCTACAGAACGTGCAAAACGACAGTTTGCAGAGATAGTCGAAGAGCGTGCAGTATCTCAAGTACTGCAATATGTGGATAATCCACTGGTTCGTACACAGTTAGCCTTTGGAGCACGTAACTTCTCTCGCTTCTATCGTGCAACTGAGGACTTCTATCGTCGTATGTCTCGCGTTGTTAAGTATAACCCAATGGCTATCCGCAAAGCAGCGCTAACTTATGACGGAATTGCTCACAATGGCTGGATTCAAGAGGATGACCAAGGCGAAAAGTACTTTGTCTACCCTGGTATTGAGCCTATCTATGCTGCAGTACGTGGTGCAATGACAGCAGTAGGTATTCCTGCTGACTTTAAGACACCATTTCCTGTGCAATTTGGAGCACAAGTCAAGATGCTTACCCCATCTTTGAACCAAGACACTTTAATTCCTACATTTTCAGGCCCACTTGCTGGTGTATCTATGAAGGTTATATCAAACCTAGTAGATGTTGCAGGTGCTCCAGGAGCAGCAGACACAATTACCCAATATACAATGGGTAAGTATGCAGTTGATCGCTCATTTGTATCTGCTTTCCTACCTGCTCACATCAATCGCTTATATGAAACTATGAGCACAGATGAACGCGACTCACAGTATGCAAGTGCGTGGCGTAAAGCGGTGACTTATCTTGAGGCCGGTGGACACGGATTAAAGTATACAGAAGATGAGTTTGGTAACGTCATTCCTCCGTCAATTCAGGAGCAAGAAGAGTATCGTCAGCGTATTAAGAACACCGTATTAGGTATTCTTGGAACTCGATTCGTTTATGGATTCTTTGCACCAGCATCACCATCTATTCAACTCAAGGCAGATATGGCTGACTGGATTAAAGATAATGGAAAGGCAAACTTCAAGCAGGCTTGGAATGGTTTGCTAGATCAGTATCCTGGAGATTATGACGCTGCTATGGCTAAATGGGTGCAGTTATTCCCTAATCAGATTCCGTTTACAGTACCAGAATCTGAAAAGAAGACTGTTGCTATTATTAGATATGCAGAAGAATCAGGTGCTTTTGTAGAAGAAAATGCAGATCTATTTAAGAAATATCCACAGGGTGCAGCGTTTCTAATCCCTCACAAGTCAGGTTTCTCTTTCGATGCCTACAAGACTATGAAGGATATGGGTCTAAAGTACAACAAGCGTGTAGATGATTTCCTCAAGGAAGTACAGACAGTTGCAGATCTACAGACTTATTACAGCAAGAAGAATGAATATGAGGCTTCCTTAACAACTAAGGTCACAGACTTTGAACGTTCAATGGCTCGTGATGAGTTCCAGAGCTGGGCTAAAGTATTCAAGGCTGGCCATCCGTTAGTTCAAGAAGAACTAGCAGAAGGTGGTAAGAAGGCCGTTGCTCGTATTGCAGCCATTGATGATCTACGTAATATGATTAATGATCCAAAGGTCACAGTGCGTGGTCCTACTCAGAAGTCTCTTAAAGAAATGCTTGACGTATATGATTCTTACAAGATGCAAAAACAAGCATTAGAGAACGTATCGGGAACTACAAACCTCGTAGCATTTATGAAGGATTCTGCAATCGTTAAGATCCGTGAACTTTCAAAGAAAAATGAAAATACTATGAGTGCATATAATACTTTATTTGCTTCATTACTAGGAGATACAAATGGCTGAACCAACCTTTGACGTATTCGTTCAAACCGTATACAAAGGATCGCCAGAACAACGTCTTGCACTTGCTCAGCAACTTAAAAACGCTGGTCTATATTCTGGTAAAGTATCTGCAAATCTTGATACTAAGTATTACACTGCCCTTACCAAACTTGAGGCTGCTTATCAGCAACAGGCTGCTATTGATAAGATTACCGGAGCAACTGTAACGCCAGGTCGCTATGACATTCTTACAAATCTTATGGCAGAAGGTGCTGATACTGGAGCTGGTGGTGTTCCAAAGACAACAACCCAGACCTATGTAACCAGCCCGTCTCAGACAGCAAAACTGCTTGATACTGTAGCCGAAGATCTATTAGGTCGTAAGTTAACCAAGGCAGAGAAGAACAAATACACACAAATTATTAACGCTCAGCAGAAGAAACAACCAACAGTTACTACTTCTGGTCAAGGGTTTTCTAGCACACGTGGTGGCATAGATGAACAACAGTTCATCACCGAAAAGATCGGTGCCACTGCTGAGGCTAAGACCAACCGTGCTACAGATGCTTACTCAATTATGATGCAAGAACTTGGAGGACTGCGCTAATGGCAAAACGTCCAGAAAACACCTACGTTGTAAATGTAATTAATCCAGGAATTGATAAGCGCCTGCCTCTGGGCTTTGTTGACCAAGTAATTGATAGAAAAACAGGGTTGCTTGTCGGCTTTGTCGAAGGCGGACAATTTTACAATCTTGGTGATAAAGTCAAAAAAAGCACAAAGCCTAAGAAAGAGCCAAAAGCAAGCGATCTTGAGAACTCAATTACAATGGTTGAGGATCTTCTTTCTAAAAAAGAAAAAGAAGCAGTTAGACTTGTAGGAACCGATAAATACGAAGAAATTACTAATGCTATTAGACAAGACAAGATAGCACTTGAAGCATTAAAGCAACGCTTTGAAGCAGCAAAGAGTGGCGAAACTGCTAAGGAAGAAGTAGACGTTTACCAAGCAGAAACAAATACTTATGAAGCAAAAGTAGAAGCAGCTAGAAGAAAACTTCAAGTTGCCAAAGATACTGACGGTGATATTGCTTCCGCACAAGCAGAACTAGACAGAGTAACTGCGACTAAGCCATTTGCTCCATCATCTGGAACTTCTGGCGCAAAAGCTCAGTTTGGTGGTCAGCCATCAGGTTATCAAAACGTTGGCACACAAACAACTGGTACTACTCCAACACCAGCAACTGGTACACCGCCTAAAGGCAATATACCGCCCAAGGGTGGTAAGGGTGGAACACCTCCTCCAAAGACTCCTGTAGTAACGGATGCACAACAACGTGAAGAGGCTCTTAACGTAGCGGCTGAAACAGACTTTGCTTTACCTGAAACAATCTTTAATAACGTGCCTAGCCTCAAGGCCATTCTTGATCGTTATGTAAGAGAAGACTGGACTCCAGATAAGTTACGTAAGGCAATCCGTGACGATGTTTGGTATCGCAAGAACTCTGCTGAAATCAAGGCTCGTTATGTGCAGTTATACAACTACCGTGATCTAGTAGCAACAGGTCAGGCGGATGGGTCTACTGACTACGAAAAGCAGATCTCAACGCTAGAGCGTCAGATTGCTGATAAGGCTAGAGCGCTAGGTTCTGGTATTGCATCAGATCCAGCAGCACTCCGCAAAGCTGCTGAGAATATGTACATCACAAATGTAGGTATTGACGATGCAATGACAACAGACTTTATTGCTGCTGCTATTCGACCAATCGGGTCAATGATTGCAGGACAAGCAACATCTGGATACTCTGGTCAGGCTCTTGAAAATTACAAAACAATTCAATCAGTTGCCCGTGCTAATGGATTTAAGGTGAGCGACATAGTTCCTGGTGGACAATCAGAACAGCAAGTACTTCAAGGTATTGCTACAGGACAGATTGATATCAACCGCCTAGCACAAGATGCTCGTAAGTTGGCAGCACAAGGTCAGCCACAGTATGTACGTGACCTTCTAGGTCAAGGCTATAATTTGGATCAAGTCTATGCTCCATACCGTCAGACAATGGCTAATCTTTTGGAGATTAACGAAGATCAGATTGATCTTAATGATGCAACTCTACGCTCTGCCATCACCGATAAGGGTGATATGAATATCTTTGATTTTAAGAAACAACTCAAGGCAGACAATCGTTGGCAATATACAGAAAATGCCAAGAATGAAGTTTCTAATGTAGCAATGAAAGTCCTTCGTGACTTCGGATTCCAGGGGTAATGATGGCCATATCACCAGAAGATCGTATTCGTCAGATAGCTTCTTTACCTAAAAGAACTCAGCCTATTGATCCAATTCAATCTGAAATTGATGCAATCAATACAGCGCGAGGAACTAATAGAGCAGTATTAGATCCTACGCAATATCCAATGGCTGAGATTACTACTACCACTGGACAAAAGGTAAAGGTCTATACTGGTGGTCCACTTGCTGGTCAAGATATTAATGGTAATTTTCCTGTTCAAGCCACAGATGCAGCATCATTCACATCTGGCGGTAATACTGGCGGTAATACTGGCGGTAATACTGGCGGTGGCACTGGCGGTGGCACAGGTGGTGGCACTGGTGGTGGATCTGGCATAGGTACAGCACTCCCAGTAGCACCTGTTGGTTTAACCGCAGCTCAACTACAACGCAAGTCAGCCTATGACGTTCTTTATGATGAGTTCAAGAAGTATGGACTTGAAAGTTTAGTAGGAGATGTTAAAGGTCTTATTATGACTGCGACATCAGATGCTGAACTTACATTGGCATTACGTAATTCAGAGAACTATAAGAAGCGTTTTGCTGCCAACATTAAGCGTGTTGCCAATGGATTTAAGGCTATTGATGAAGCAACCTATTTAGGTCTTGAAGATAAGTACCAGCAGATTGCACAGAACTACGGACTACCATCCAAGTACTACTCACGTGGTCAACTAGGAGTTCAGCAATACTTTGAAGATGCGATTGCTAAGAACATAGATCCAATTACTTTTGAAGAAAGAATCGTACAGGGGCAGAAGGTCCTTAACGCAAATAGAGAAGTCCTAGATGCTGCTAAGAAGTTTTACCCAGATCTTAATGACAGCGATTTCCTTGATTATGTCCTTAACCCAGAGAACGCACTATCTGATATTAAGCGCAAGGTTAGTGCTGCTGAAATCGGTGGAGCACAGATGGCTGCTGGTCTACAAGCAACCAGAATGGGTGCAGAAGATCTCATAAAGGCTGGAGTTACTGGACAACAGTATCAGTCTAGAGCATCTGCAATCGCTGAAGGATCACTTCGCGGTGGACAACTTGCAAGCATTTATGAACAAGATCCATATACACAGCAATCAGCAGAACAGGTAGCACTTAACATACCTGGATCTGCAGAAGCGATGAAGCAAACTAAGAAACTTACTGGACTAGAGAAGGCCACCTTTGGTGGTAGATCTGGATTAACCGGTGGAGCCTTAGCGCGAGATCGCGCAGGCGCAATATAAAAGACCTGCCACTAGAACGACTGGCCTAGTGGAGTGATATCAATACCAGGAGTCAGAGCCATACCCAATCCCCATTGGAGTATGAGGCTGGCGAAATCAACTAACTGATAGGGAGAAGGACATATGTCCAATTACGAGTACGAGGATGAAGACGATGACTACACAAATGATTCGTCGAATGACCTTGTAAAGCAACTACGCAAGGCTTCAAAGCAAAAGGATAAAGAACTACAAGAGCTTCGTGCTCAGTTCGAAAACCTAAGCAAGGGCCAGCGCGAACGAGCAATTAAGGATGTCCTCGCATCTCGCGGGGTGAATGGCAAAATTGCTTCATTTATTCCGCAGGACATTGACCCAACTGAAGAGTCACTGTCTAAATGGCTAGATGATTATGCCGATGTATTCGGTTTTGAATCAGGCCAAACCCAGGCAACACCTAATGTAGATCCAGTTCAGGCTGCTGCGTATAAGAGAATGACTAACACTGCAGATTCAGGCTCATCGCCAGAACATAATGCAGACATAATGCAAAAACTTATGAACGCAAATAGCCGCGAAGAGTTAGATGAAGTC